CGTCTCTTGTGAAGAGATGCTGCCATTGCGGTTGAAGAGCAACATTTTCGACTGTCAGATCAAGCCTATTCTTCTCCCAGAGCTTTTGGTACCCATCAGATTCTCTTGATCCTGGTCTGATTAAAGTCTTGGCAGTATTGATTGCCCCATTCCTATGAAGCATATTTAGAAACTCACTTGGGGTGTAGTTGGTTTCCTTCTTGATACGGGCGACCAAATCAGTGAGTTCTCGAAGAAACTTTAACTCATCAGTTTCACTCATGTCTTTGCCTTTATGGAAAGAAGCGCTGTATATAGTGCGTTAAAGGACATAAATCTAGAAGTATCCAAGTATTTACTCATCTTGTAATCATCGCATATCAGTAGCTTGGTCTTTTAGTCGTCCACCGATATGATCGGAACCTGCCCTCGAAGATTAACTTAAGACTTCTCTATCACAGATTTTTCAGATTCAATTTCCCGCTCCATCTTTTCAAAATCCCTGCCAGATTCCTCGACAATGGACCGGCGCGATGTAGTTTTCGTTTGAAGTCTGGTTTCATCAGCCTTAGCGTCCTTCAGTCGGTCGATGGAAGGCATGGATGGCCCCACCCATTCCGCAGACGTATAAATCCTGCGCTTTACCACATTGGAAAAATCCGGTGCGAACAATATCCCTTTTGCAACCGCTTCTCCGAGTGCCCACTCGTAAAATGGCTGGCAAATCTTCGATACTGTCCAGGCGCGACGTATCATGACAAACTTCCACGCTTCCAGCAGTGCAGCACGAGCAGCTGTGTAGGATGATTGGAAATTCTGAGTCAGAACCTCGAAAGGGATGGATAGTCCCATACCGATCTGCTGCAGCACTGCCTGTATGAATGGCTGGTAGTTAGTATTCGGACGGCCTGGTGTAAGTGTCTCCACCTTTTCACCCGGCAGCATATTGAGCAGCATGCCCGACCCAAACTTCTCTTTGGATCTGGTTTGCGTATTTGCTTGCCGCGACGCAAGGTGGATGTCCTTTCGGTCCCCGAATGGCCCGTGACCTTCACTCGTGACGAATACACTGAAAAATGCACTGATCACTGCCGCCATAATTTCGCTTTCCGTATAGCGACTGATCTGCTTGAAACGCTCGACGACCGGAGCAAGGAAAGGTTCTCCCCGTGTTTGTCCAGGCAGGCGGCTGTGGAATACATGAAGCGCGATCGGATTGCCTTCCGCGTCGAAACGAGGAATGCGTATAGTCCTCTCTGGTTGGAGGGTTTGCATCCTGTCCTGGTTCACAATGTGATAGGCCACAGCCTCGCCATCCTCGTTCAACTCAACCCCTTCACGGATGTCTTTGTCCGCACTTCCAAAGTCCGGGTTACGCAGACGGGAACCTTCAATTATCTGGATACAGGTTCCAAGGATGGCACCCGGTCCAGGCTTGTAGCGCTTGAGAATAAGGCAGTCGCCATCGAGCAGCACAGAGCGCAAAGCTATAGCTTGATTGATCCCAAAGGGGTTTGACCTTGTAAAGTCAGAATAGACCGAGCTGGCATGAAGCGCAAAAATTCGTTCGGCTGCTTTCTCAAACTCCCGTGCCTTCTGCTCCGGGATTCCCAGAACCTCATGATCCAGCTTCGCTTGTGGCCTCAATCCATCGGCTACCACGTTACTGACCGTATTCTCGACAGCTCCTCTCGCAATGGCTTCGTTACGGTCGAGATCATGGCTCTGATTCCGCAAGGCAGAAAGAGCGGGCAGAATCGCCTCGTCGGCACTGGCGTCAGGTGGATTCCAATGCTCAACAGCGGGGTTGCTTCGGGATGTCGATCGGTATGGGCTTTCCGGTATGAGAACTCCGGCCTCGGTTTCAATATATCCGGTCAATTGCTGTCCTATTCTGGTACCACGAACTCAATATCAGATCCCCCTTCACGCGAAACCATACGGCGCAGAAAGGCTTCACGTCGGTAGAGTTCTTTCAGGTCACCGCGCTTGACGCTCCGTCTGTTCATATTCACTTCCAGGTCAAACTCCTGACCACCTGATTCAATAGCTTCAATGGCTCGCTGGACGCTATCCAGCTGCTCTCTATATGTTTTCATGCCACTGTCTCCTCCAGCGTGTCGCATAGTCTGTCGATATTTATGTCCAGGAAATGTCGGGCAGCGTCGGCATAGCGAAGGCAGTCGTGGGCGTGATCCGCAACACCATCAGTTGATTCATAAGCCAGCTGGAAACCGCCCTCGCGTTTGACCCAGCGTGCCTTGGGTGCAGAGACTTCCTTGTAAAAGGACGCATCCAGACCTTTATGAAAATGTATGATTTGTGCCCCGCGATATTCGGTCTTTATGCCGTCTCTCACTTTCTCTCGGTACTCCTTGCGGCTGCTGATCGATCGTGCAATGTCAGAAAATAAGCGCCCGTGTGTGGCAAGCTTTCCGACCCTGAACAAGTAGACATTCTCGTCTTTGAGCAGCGTGGGCTTGTCAATGATGGGGGCCGAAGCGTTACCGATGCCTTTTATGGCAATAGTGCAGTCCCCCAATCTGGGCCGACAGAAGTCATAAACGGCAGCGGTTGTATGTCCCCCGGTGTCGACGCAAGCAGCAGCAATTCGGAGCTTTTCGCCGCGATTGTGAGTATAGGTGGTCAAGAGCTTTTCCTCGACGCGAGCCCAGGTCAACGTCTCGTTGCCGTCGCCATAAATGACCCAGTAGTCCAGCACCCAGCTTTCACCGTCTCGACCCCAGGCCCTTGTACAAATGTTGATATGGTTTGGATGTGTATCAATCCCAGCGGTGACAAGAGCTGCACCAGGGGGAAGAATGGTGGCGGGATCGTAATCCTCGGCAAGCGCCTGTATATCCCCGGCATCCAAAGAAGCGATCGAGCGATCCTCCCAGGTTTCGCCCAGGCAATTGTTCACGAAGACTTTAAGCTCGACGGGGTTCTCATAACCCTTTTTGAAGAGGTCGGCGCAGCTTTTCCATGAATACATGCCCACCGGCGCATAGAGAGCCGGTAGAAAATAGCCGCGAACATTTGGAAACAGGGCTGCAGCCGTTGGACGCCATTGTCCTCCAGCAAGCATTTCTGTTTTGTCCTGCTCATAGTGACTTGCGTTACACCGGATGCAGCGGAAAACGGGCACCTTCCCCGAAAAGTCGATTTGCTTCCATACGATCAGCTGCAGTTCGCCACACGATAAGCAGGGGACAAAGAACTTGCGCTGGTCCGTGGTCAAGTATTCCTGCTCGATCCGGCACTGGCCAGCGATCGTCGGAGTGGAGATATATAAGATCTTTTTGCGGCCTTCGTAGGCACTGGTTCGGCCAATGGCAATTCCGCAAGGATCGCCTTCACCTTGACAATCGAGATCATATGCCGACACTTCGTCGAACACGATGAACTGAATGCTGTCTGATCGCAGCGATATTGCGCTTTTGCTGGTCCCAAGGTTCAGAAAGCCACCAGGAAAGAGCTTGGTGATGATGGTATCCTTCTCCTTGGTCTTGTCGCGCTTATAACGCTCTAAATCCTTGATCTTACCCTGAAGGGATTTGCAGTTGGCCACGATCGGGGCTATGCGCTGTTTGGAGAATTTAGCGCGAAGTTCATCGGAAGGCTGGACGATCAGCATAGGAGCTGGATTTACATCCATCACCCATAGCATGAATGCCAAGGCCGATAGCGTTCCTCCGGTTTGCCATCCTTTCTGCAGGACGACCTTCTCCACCCCATTGTCAGGCATCAGAGCATCCAGAATTTCGCGGAGGTAAGGCGTTCGGTCGAAATCGACCAAACCGGGGAATGGATTCTTGCCGCTGACAAGGTAGAGATTTCGAGACGCATGATCGATGATCGAGATGTCGGGGTTGGGCAGAGTGCCAAGCGCGAAGTCATCGGTCACGGAAACAAGGTCTGAATACACGCGATCAATCAGCGGAGGGGTCCTCGGTAGAGTTGGTTGAAGCGGTGAAGCGAGAGTCAGCGAGGTCACGCAGAGCCCTGGTCAGTGCATCTTTCATGACGATGCGAATACGGGCCACCAGATCATCAATTTCGTATTCATAGCTATCGATCTGTTGTTCATCAAACCTATCCGCGATAAAGGAGCGGACTTGCCTTTTTATTTCGGCGGATATTGCCTGTGGTGTGTAGAGGACCGCATCCCTGGTAGCACGCGCGGCCTGGAATGCTTCGATTCGATATTTCTCGGCGGAAATGAGAGTGCCTGCTTTCTCCAGATAGGCCAGCTTGCTAAGGAGGGCAGTGTAGTGACGATCCATGGCGATGGACTCACTTGTTGGCATCACATCTTCATGAGAAGGGTGACTGGTTGATTGCTTGGGAAGGTGATGGCGATCGGTGTGATCCTTGTCCAACCTCGCGTTTTGAAAGAACTCCTGCACGCCGAGAGCAGCATCGATCAGGTAGTTGTTTTCCACGCGGTTGACTGATTTGGAGAGCCTGCCGCTCTTGATCGCTTTGCTTACGGTTTGCTTTGAAATCTGCAAAAGATCCGCAAACTCTACTGTATTCAATTGCTTAGCCAATTCGATTTTTCTTTTCAGTGGTGTTGAGTGGATCAAAATGCCAGGAATGATTTGGGAGTTTGCAGTCAGTCACCTCGAAAATTTTTATCATCGCGCGAGCGGCAGGGGTGCCTCGTCACCCGTCTGATTCTATTGGGGAAAGGACCCAGTGCGTCATCCATGCTTGTGCGGGATTTGCAAGCTTTGCTTTGCGATAAACCAATTGGATTGCTTTCCGTTTTCTGTTCTGCAATTTGGCGCCTTGTAAGTCATAGCCGCAATTGTAAATACCCCCTCGCCCTCCATTTAGTCTCTTACAAAATCTACGCCTCAAATAGCAATGTCATAGGGGTTGTTCACTGCTGAACTGAGCCATTGACCAATATTTCGCCGTTTGCTAATGATTAGATCTGCAGCTTGACCTCTGCATCTGCCTGAAAAGCAAATCCCCCTACCTGCGCAACGGCTGACCCCACCGCGCAAAAAGATATTTTATTTTTCTATTTGGAGAAAATGAAATGACTGATTGCGAGTATAGCGAAATTAATGGTCGAATCAACGGCCTACTGAACAAACTGCGGCAAGGTAATGTCTCAAACTTTGAACTGACCCATTGGTTTCCAGATCCCTGGACATGTGACGGCTTTGATAGAATGATCCAGATGAGTTGGGAC